TTAATTTGTAAGTAAATATTTTACTTGTGGCTGTTTTGTTGAATGTGTCTTAGGGAAGAGAGATATCCTTGCATTTTCTTTGACAAATCTGCTTGAGGATCAACTTCACCTTCGACGATTATTTCGGTTTCATCGGAAGAACTTTCTTCCAATACTGGGGCGGATTTTTCTTCAACATCTTCGTCGAAGAAATATTCCTTAATTACTTGAACTTTAGACTTAAAGTTAGATGCATCGACAAATTCGATACCTTCAAGTAGTTTGATGAACTTAGAAGTTTGAGTAGAGGTAAAATCTGAAGTTGCTTCAGAAACGATCTTTTCACGTTGAAGTTCAATAATCTGAGAAGCGAGAGTATCGCGTTCTTCAGAGATTGCTAAGAGTTCCCTCTTTGTTGTTTCAACATCTTCACTGAGACTGTCTACCAGATCAACCTTGCTTTCAGGTACTTCAATATAACTCTCAACAAATAAATTCTTGAGTTCATTCATGAAGTTTTCAGCAATTTCAGTACGTAACTTAATGTCAACATACTCCTGATTTTCCGTCATCCAATCTTCAACTACATATGTGAGGTAGTTGTCGATTTTTTCAATCAATGAATCGCGAACATATACGATTTCCTCTTGAAGAGCTTCTTCGTATGTATTCTCAAGTTCTTCCTTGATTGTAATGATTTTATTGGCAACAGCAGCTTCGAAAAGAGCAGATGCTTTACTTTTGAAGTCTTCGGTGAGATTAGAATCTGCGTCAACAAGAACCTTCAGGTCCGTTGCGAATGCTTCTTCTACTTCTCTTTCAACTTCTTCAGTTTGTATAGATGATGTGATAGCATTATAAGCTGCCACTAGATCATCTTTTTTCATCTCCCGTAGTCCCTTATACATGGCGTTTACCATTTCTGCCTTTGTTTGTGGCCGAGTGGATTTCTTTTCACCATTTTCTTCTATCTCATCCTCATCATCACCTTGCATTGCTTCATAAGCCTTAACAAGATCATGTTTCTTCATGGATTTGATAGTAGAGAAAGCATCAGCAAGAATACCTGCTTTTGTTTTCAGTTTTACAGTTTCAACTTCTACTTCTACTTCGTCGTCGTCGTCTTCGGAATCGGATTCTTCATCCTCATCTTCGTCGTCGTCGTCGTCTTCGTTTTTATTCTTAGACTCGGCGACATCTTCTTCGTCTTCGTCCTCTTCTTCGTCATCAGACTCTTCGGAATCGGATTCTTCATCCTCATCTTCGTCTTCGTCTTCGTTTTTCTTCTTAGCCTCGCCGAGAAGAACTTCGAGTATTGAATCAGAAAGGGTTTCTTGAGATTCCTCAGAAACTTCTTCAGGTGTATCCTGCTCAAGCTCCTGATCCTCTACAAGATTTTCCTCTTCTACGTCTTCAACAAAGATTTCTTCGTTATTTTGTGTTTTATCAGACATTGGATTATTATCTTATTTTGAATTTAGAGTTTGGAGAGGAAATCTCTGAAGATTCTTTCCTGTGCCTCAGCTACCTGAGAGGAATTTCCCTTCTTTATTTCAGTCTCATATTCTTCAATTTGTTGAGGTTTTAGAATACCATTTTCCAAGATCCATTCAACTCCTTCCATGATGCCATCTACGAAGGCTTCGGGGGCGGAGGGGTCTTGAACAATGTCAATGGTTGCAAGGATGAAATCATCCTTCACAAACGTCTTGTTTCCTTTTGATTCAACAGTTCCCATACCACGACTTGAGACACCTAGCTTACAGCCTCCTTCAACGAGACCTTTCACTATCTTACCCATTGGTGTATCTAAGATAAGTGCCTTTCCAACAACGTTATCACCTTCCCATACGAGATTGGTAATACGGTGTGAAACTTTATCCAAGTTAATTGCTGGACCTTCGGTGTGATTCTATTCACCAACTGCTCGGCCAGTTTTAACTTGTTCCTTTATATATTTTCCGGTTGCTGATTCCAGCACCGATTTAGGATAAATTCTTTTATTGCGGTTTTCTTTTTCCGCTTGCATAAAAACGCCTTCAATGAAAACGTCTTTGACGCCCTTTTCATTGGTTTCTGTGAGATATTCAAGATTTGTATCTTGTGTTTCTGTAATTAATTTCATCTTAGTTTGCATACCCGATTGGGGTACATGTAAGTGTTGCATCAGATGTCAATATTTTCTCTAAATTCTTTTTCTTAACCGTTATTTGTCCGTTTCCGGCGACATCAAATGTTCCGATGGTTACACCTCCACTTGTTTGTAGAGTTACTGTAGCTACTGTTCCATTCGTATTACAAATATATACAAGAGAAGATTCTCCTATATTAGATGCTGATGAGTTGGGCGTTTCTTTCGCTGCTAATGGTATTATAGTCATTCTTTTATTGCCTTGATAATTCTACTTGTTGGCCCAATTGAAAAAGATGAAAATCAATTGTATCTTTTTTATTGGAATTCTTTGCCTTGGAATTTGACTCTCCATCTCGATACGATTTGTTTTTAATCAGATCTTTTGTGAGTTTTGAATTGTCGTAAATTTTTCCGAGAAGTGAGTCAACTTCAGACTGTGTGATCTTATCGTTTCCACCTTTTACAAATTTGTCTGCGGATACTTTTTCGTCAAGTTGTATGTCTTCTTCTACAACAACCTTGTCTTCTTCTACAACCGAGCTCGGATTATTAAAAATGTTAGAAGTTATTCCAACACGGCGAACATCCATTGCGGTATTAAGTTTTTGTTGAATTGCATCAACAAATGAGTTTTTTGCTGCATCCTTATCATTTTTTATAAGTGCATTAAATATTTCTTCTGCCATAATTTCTATTTATAATTTTCTAAATTTCTAAATCAATATCGTCACCATCACCATCATCGTCGTCACTATTGTCATCTTTTTCTTTTTCCATTTGTTGGTCAATGGCGATAATATCCGTATCTGTTTGATGTAAAATATTGCGACGAACCCACTCCTTAGAATAATATTGTCCAATATGTTCATCGACCATTCCGAGCATTTCCAGTCTTTCCCGAAGAATTTCAAACTCTTTTAATTCGGAAAAGTAGTTATCCTCAATAAAGTCAACATTAATTGTCTCTTGAATTGCGGCCCAATCCTTTGGTTCAATAACACCTTTCAATATAAGTTGAACCTTTAGGGCTTCAATAAAGATTTGTGAAAATCTTTTTCTAATTTTATCAACAAATTTCTGGAATTTTACTTCATCGCGAGAAACTTCGGTAGCTCGTCCAAAGGCAAATCCTGTTTCAGATTCAAGACGAGAACTCGGAACATTCAACGCTTTATAAAGTTTCCTTTGAAAGAAGACAACATCTTCAATCTGTCCAAGGTTTTCTCCTCCACCCAATGTGGTGATTTCAGTTCCTCGGCCACCTTCTCTTCGTGGAAGGTAAAAATCTTCAAGCATAGACATGTGGCGACGATCATCACTGATCTCTCCGGTGCTCGCATTATAAACAAGTTTATTGCGATAACGAGAAACTACACTTTGAACATACTCTTCTGCTTTACCTTTTGGTAGATTACCTACATCAATGTAGAATACGCGTCTTTCCGGAGCTCTTGATACCCTATAGACAACCAAAGAATCTTCCATAAATCTCAACTGATTGATCAGTTTGATTGATTTGTGAAGAAATCCGATTGATTTTGTGCGTGAAGGATCAAAAAGACCTGAATTAACAGCAATAACTGAATCTTTATCTAACTTGACTCCTCCTCCTGCCCCTTCTGTGTTGGAGAGCATACCTTCTGAATATATATAATATTCGGAAATTATCTTCTCATATTCTATTTTGGTCTTTGAATCCTTTATCTTTTGAATTTCTTTTACTCTACTGATCTTTGTGGGATCAATGTAACGAAGTTCTACAATTCCTCTTTTTGGGTTTTCTTTATCAATGATAATTTGAAAATACACTCTACCATCGATATACCAATTGCGGAAAAGATCATGCCCTTTATGATTGAATGCATAAAGAGTTAAAATCTTATTAAATTCTTCAATAATCTGTTTCTTAATATTATCTGGTTGTTCCAGATCATCAAGAGAGATATTGACCGGAGCGGAATTATCTCTCGAAGCAATTGCTCCATCTACGATATCTGTGATCGCAGTATCTGCCTCGGGTTGTGTTGCAACTTCACGATATTTTAAAATGATATCATGATCCGAGGCCGTTACCGAATCCCCTAGATCAATATACTGACCATACAGACCACCAGAGAAAACCGTTGTGGTAGAAGAACCATCTTCACTCGGTTTGGGAATCGGTGAAAGAATTTCTTTCTTTATTTTTGGGGCAATCTTTTTGCTTATCTCGTATCCAAATATTTCCATAATTATATTTATCCACCCCGCAAGGATCGACTCGCGGGGTGAATAAATTAAAATTAATATTTACTTATTAAGAGGTAGTCTCCCAATTTCCACCCAATGATTCCCAATATTGATATGCGAGTTCAACAGTGAACTCTTCAATCGCATCATTCGTATCATAACTCAAATCAATTGCGGCGACATTTACAGGAAATGCTCCACGAATTTGATATCGTTTTGTTACGTTTTCAGATTTATCAAGTTGCTCTACGAGCATATCTGCTTGATAATCTGTTGGATTTACTAATCCAATATTAGCGTTATGTTCATTCATTCCGTTCATCCAACGCTCAAATGCGTTACGAACATTCATTGCCGCGTCATTAATAACGGTAATTGTCCAGTTTTCGAATGTACGGTCTCCAGCGATCTTCAGTTGACGGCCGCGAAACGGTATGTCAATCTGGGCGATAACACTGGCGGGAATTTGAGCTCCCTTGATTAGAAATGATGTCAATTCAGTGTCACCTCCAGCATATGCTGGAAAGTTGACCGTTGCCTTGAACAGATTTGGGCGAGCGCCCCCTCCTATAAGTTTTGATTTAAAATCGTCTACTCCTTGTGCCATGATAGTTGTCCTTTCTTTTTAGTTATTTATAACAGGATTATCCAGCAATCTCAGAAAATTCAACACCAGTACGAGTGGCGATGAAATTGAGCGTGATGAAGTTGATTGATCTCGCAGGCTTGATATAGATATCTGCCACGAAACGATTTGTATCGATCACTTCGCCGGTATTGTTTGTTTCGTCACAAACAACGAGAAAGTCAGTAATACCACGACGACCCTTAACATCCCGAAGGAAAGGTTCTGTCATATTCCTGAACATTGCTCGTGTAAACTCGTCATTCAATTCGAATAACTGATATTTGGAAGCAGTAGAAATTGCTTTTTCCAATATGATAAACAAACGGCGAACATTGATACGATCAAAGGCACTTGGTTTACTCTGTGCAGTCTTATCACCGAAAAGCAGTAATCCTGCGCCGGGGAAAGATACAAGAGGATTGACCCGAGCCTTGTAGAGTGTATCACGTTGAGATGATGATGGATTATATCCAAGTTTCACAACTCCACGCAATTGACCACGATTGTATCCAGCTGGAGAGAACCAAGGTTCTGCAACATCATCGACGTTAGCAAGAAGACCTGCAACATGACCAGCGGAACCAATCCAACGATAAACATCATTGTATTTGTCATAAACATAAACCGCAGTTGATGTTATAATTCCATAAGAATTTGTGGAAATATTGTCGGCCCAAGTTTTCGCATTTGTTACAGCTCCGGCGATAGTTGATTGGAGAGCAGTTCCTGATGTTCCAGTTGTTGGAGGAGAAACTACTGCAACACAATCCTTACGAGTAGATGCAACTGTATTAACTGCAATTGCGGCCGCATATCCGATAGCGGAAGTATCTGCACCTGTAGGTCCAATTAATATATTTACATCAATTGTTTCAGAATCACCAAAAGCAGTCGTATAAACCGATTGTAAATTTACGGTTGTTGGTGTTGATCCGTCTGATCCACCACTTAAACTAAAATTGTAATCATCAGCAGGTGAATCGGTATTAGTTGCACTTATAACGTTGGAGGTTGGCCAGATATAAGCAGATGAATTTTCTAAGACATCTATATAGTAACTGGATGATCCATCATCATATTTACCAGTAGAAACAGTAAGATTTTCAAATACTTCTAAAACAGTATCAGCAGTTCCAGTAATAAGTCCGTCTTCATCGATAATAACGATATGAATATCCACCTTTGGATCTGCTTCCGGACTATCGAAGCTTTTAGGAGCTTCTTTTACTGCACCAGTAGCAACAGTTTCCGCATTAGCAGCATAGTTTCCAGCTGTGATAACACAAACCTGTAAAGAGTTACCAAGTGCGCCCGGATATCGAGCAACAAAGTAATCTATTGGACTATTAGCCAGTGTTTGGCCTTCGTAATTATCTTTATTTTTAATAAGATAAGTTCCACCACCCGAACTAGAGTTATTTAAACTAGTTGAGTTGTATCTATATACGTTTAATGCA